AAAACGGCACTGTACTGGAAGTACAAGATTAAACATGCCGTATAAAGACCCAAAAGTTAAATCGGAAAAACAGAAAACGTACGCAAGTACGTACTACGCTAACAATAAACCAACCATAATTGCGGCAAGTAAAGCTTCAGCCAAGGCATATAAAGATAAGTGGCGTAGCTTTAAAGCTACACTATCCTGCGTAAAATGCGGGCAAGATCACCCTGCTACGTTTGACTTCCACCACGTAGACAGCAGCACCAAAGAAGAATCAATTAACAAGCTGCTCAAGAACCGAGCGTTTAAGCGGGCTATGGAAGAAGTCAAGAAGTGCGTTGTGCTCTGCGCCAACTGCCACCGCATACATCACCACGATGAACGTATGGCTAAAAAGGCCAAAAAGAAAAAAAGCGCTGAAGCTCCCTAGTATAAAAAAACCCCCGGTTTTTACGCCGGGGGTTGGTCTTTTCAACCACGAAAAGGAGCTAGTCATGGCAACCAGCAGCGCAATCATACATCCCCTACAGCATCTCCGTCAAATTGATTTGAAACCAATGTTAGCGCAGGGGCTACTGCATCCTTGTCTAGCTTGTTTGTATCTACAAAAATACAGCGTTGTTGAATGACTGGGTAATCTGTTCCTCGAGTTAACGTAAACTTCTCACCCTGCTTCAGTAGTGCGCCCTCCTGTTGTAAGCTGCTTAGCATGGCGTGGAAGTCAATACGGTTCTTCATACACCAGTCGCGTACTTCTTTCTGCGACAACATCAAATGCCCAGCATGTTCTTTATGGTTTAGAGTGCCGAGTACAAAACGACCTGCTACATCTCCAAACACACGATTGCGTGGCGTCTCAGGGCCCCTACCATCGCGCTTATCACGGTACTCGCTAGTGACAACAATTCTTGGATTGAGGTGACTAATCATGCGTGAGAACGCATCGTCAGACGATATAGCGTTTGTTTCCATCACAGAGTCAGCAAGTTCAGTGATTAGAGTACCTGTAAATGCATACAGTTCTTGCAGATCAAATTGGATGATGCCTAACTTCTTTGCTATCTGAGCAACAACCATGGTACATGCACTGTGAGCACGGTAAAAACGATACTTGGGACTTGGCAATAGTTTAGTAAAGCGTGTCAGCATGTCCTCCATGGCTTTGGCTACCGACGCTTCGTTCTCTAACATGTACTTAATAATCGCTGCACCTGCATGACCACTGTTTTGCGTCATCTGTTTAATATGCTCTGCTGCCACAATAGCTGATGCTGCGTTCCAAGCGTCGTCACCGTCTTTACCCGTAGGATATTCAGCGCGATCAGTTAATACAAGTGGTTGATAGCGGTCAATGTTGACTTGGATTAAACGAACAGCTTCGGCCTGTGAGTTAGCTTGGTTAGCAGCAAGTAGCCCGTGAAAGTCTTTGTTGCCAGTAATGTAAACATTGAGTCGCCATTCAGATGATTTGGCAAAAACTACATTGCCGCCTTTGGAAGTCATGCGAATTTTGTCTTGGCCATTCGATACGCCGTACGCTACATCACTAAAAGTTGCAGGGTCTATGCCGGTAAGTTCATCCACCAACACAGGTATGTTGTTAAACACGCCAAGGGTTGCCCACAAAGCGTTTGTCGTAAAGCCATCCTTAGAGTTCAGGGTTAGCTTGGCAGGGTTTCCAAAAGCAGCAAGTGCCGCATGACAGACTGTTGTCTTACCTCGAGCTGTATCACCGCCTTGGAGTGCCAAGATGAGTCCTTTATACAAGTCCTCGCAGTGATGCGCCAGTAAAGAACCCCAGCCTGCACAGATGGTGTACTGCCAGTGAACAGCGCCCTCTCGGTTGTACAAGAAGTTAAGGGCATCAGCGTAGCCTTCTAGTGAGCCTTTGTTAGACGTAAATGTACTGGCGCGTTCTCTGGCATTGCCGCCAATCAAAACTTCGCTAGGTTCTGCACCCTTGGTGTACAGCTTGTCACCAAGCAAAAAGGCTTTGTGTTCATCACGCCAACCAAATGCTGTCAACGTATTTGTCTCAGTAATTCTTCGCTTGAGCGCCTGCAATTGGTCTAGCAAATAAGCAGACATGTGATCCCCTGCATTTTTGTGGTTACTCTTTGTCAGTTCGTACCGCGCTAGTGCGCGTAACAAATCGGTGGATGATGCCACTGACTCGCCTAAGATATCAAAATCCCGAATGCGTTTGTCGGGTAAATGGAACCGAATACCATACTTAAACGTGCCATCTTCGCTTCGGATACGGCTCGTCGGGTAGAACAAGTTCTCGCAGAAAGACAGTGGCTGTAACACGCCCTCCTTATCCGGGAGCAGGCGGCTAAGCAACTTACCATCCCATATGTATCCGTAAGGCAGTGCTGGTACTGCGGCTTCTTGAACTACGCCTTCGTCGGTTACGATTTCTGCAGTAGATTCTTCCACTATAGGGATTACCCTACCTAGAACTAATGGCGTGTTGATCTTGCCTTTAAACTCACAACCCACACAGCCCGGGCTATTGTGTTGCTCAAAGAACGAGCAAGTTGTAGGGCCGGCTTCCCATGTGTTGTATTTGTTCTGCCAATCTAGTTGGTCGTGGCCTGTTGCTTCTCGGTCAGCGCTCCACTCCTCAGAGAACTTCTCGCCATCTTCGCAGTGCTTTAAAAGGCCGATAACGCCGCGCCAAGGCTCATACCCTACATCACCCTTAGAATCTCGCATCGCACCTGCCTGAAGGCATTTACTGGCCAGCTCGTTAGCATCTACAGGCACATCAGGGTACTGTGTAAGGTGACCAGTTAAGTCAGAGTTTAAGTCAGTGTTGTACGCCTTCTTAACAGACTCTTTGATGAGCTTGACGTTGTTGTCAGATACAAATGTTTGAAGTGCTAGTGCAAATGCCCCGGGCTCGATAGGCTCGCACGTTGCTTTAACCTTGACGTCTTTGGCATCACCCTTACGATTAGCCGATCCGACAGGACGCAAGATGCTTGCAAAGTCAGCAGTACGTGACGAATCTGCTAGGACACTCTCGTGCGCTAAGCAAGACTTTAACCACTTGGCAACCGTAATCCATTTGGTGTGGCTGATGTCCTTAGTCAGTGGCCAGTAAGCATGAATGCCGTTACCTGAATCCACAATCATAGGGCGGGGTAAGCCTACCCTCTTGGCAAATGTTGCAATGGCTACAACGCCGTCTGTCTTTGTAAGATAGCCTTGACCTGCATCGTGTTTCTTCTGACCGCAATCAATGTCAATCCAAAAAGACTTGGCACGATCCCAGTTCTCTTCAACGCGATATTTCTTGCGGGTCTCTCCGTCTTTCTCAACTTCAATGTATGGCTTTAGATACGACGCACATGCATGGTAGGTTGCCACAAACTTGGGGTTGTTTTCCCAGTATGGAATTGCGTCCGCCATATCTTCCAAGCTTAGGTAGTGCTTGTGATAGGTATACGGTTTGTTTGTTTTGGGGTTGAGCTCTTTGGTAAAAAGCGTCAAGTAATGTATGCCATGCTCGGGCAAGATTGTGCGGAGAAACTCAAGAGCATCCATAGCTATCTCCGGTTGTTGTTTTTTTGCATCATAAATACTCCAGTAAAGCAGAAAAAGCCCCCGAAGGGGCTTCCTTGGGGGTGGAGCTACTTAGTCATCAAAGCTGATGCCGTCAAGTTCGAGATCAATCTCTTCCTCAACAGGTGCGGGTTTAGCTTTAGCAGCTGGCTTAGCTTTAACTTCAGGCTTTGGCTCAGGGGCTACTGCTTTAGGTGCTGCAGCTGGAGGTGTTTCAATTGCTTCTGCGACAAACTCTACTGCGACTGGGTTAGCGCCTAAGATTGTTGCAACAACATCTGATTTAGCTATCTCTTGCACTTCAGCAAAGCCTTCGTCGTCTAGCAAACCAACAGGGCTGAATGTCAACTTGGGCGATTCTGCTTGCAAGTCAAAGCCTACCTTGGTAACAACCATGTTGTAGCCTACACCGCGCTTAGCCAACATCTGACCGTACTCACCAAGCGCCTTGATAGAAGCAGGAGGTACACGCAACAGCATTGCGTCATTAATCTGACCAGCTGGCGCTACGGCCATGCGAACAGTATCAGAGCAAGCCTTACCCTTGGTTGCACCACGCTCGCTGATGCGAGAGCCCCATTGGTTATGAGCACAGGTTGCGCACTTCTTAGCCTGCTTGTTCTGTGCATCCGCTGCCGGCTCAATGCCATCGCTTGAGTAGCAGTCAGGCTTCTGACCTTCGCTTGTGTCTTTGTCGTAGCCCTTGAGGTAAAACACTTTGCTTGTGCCTTTGTTGGCTTTTAGCAACACTACGTTCAAGCTAGTAGCCGCGCTGTCAGGGTCTTTTGGATTCATCTGCAGTTCACGTTCGCCATCGCGTACAACTGCAAAGACTTTACCCTTGATAGAAATCACCGGAAACCCACCGCCTGCATGTGCAGTCAAGTCAGAGTTCAGGGCTGCGATGTCAACTTTTTTCAAGAATGATGGCAGGTTGGAGCCGGAGTCAAATGGAATGATGTTCATAATTTTTCAGTGGTTGGGAGGGATAGTTTACGACGAACGGCGAACATTTACTACACGTTCTTCACGCATAGATATACCCGGGGGTAAGTCGTTGTTGGTTTCACGGTATTGTTCTACCGCAGATTTGGCAGCACGTACTTCTAAGAGACCCCAATCGTCATTTTCTTTGATGTGGTTCATGAAAATTTCCCGATCGGCCACGCTAGCAGTTACGCGATTTGTGGTATACGCTGTTCCAAATTCCGTCTTTACAGAATCAATGCCAGTCTTGTTGAAAACGTCTAGTAGTTTGGCTTCTAGCTTTTCCATCTTCTCGTTGAGAGGAGCAACGCTTGCATCAAACTCTGCTTTCATTTGCGCTTTTTTGTCACGCATCTTTATGTAGATGCCGACAGCTTCTGAGAGTTTCATTTAGGTATCCTTGTTTGTGGTTGAATGGTTTATGTATTGCGTATTCGATAGCGCCTCCTATTCTGGTTGTTCTCGCATCAGGTCAAGCAATATGCCCTGCATGGATTGTTTATCTTCTAACCTTTTGTACACACGTCGTTCGACGTCTGAACTTGCAACATGCACAATCACAGTAGTTTTAGTTTGGCCGGGTCGCCTGACCCTAGCGCAAGCCTGCTCGTAAATCTCATTGCTGTGTACGGGTGCGTACCAAACAATTGTCGTCGCGGCTGTCAGCGTTAAACCATGAGACATGGTAGCTGCATTTGCCACTAAAACTCTAGGGTCAAACCCTCGTTGAAAGTTTGAAAAAATCTGATCTCGTTCGTTCTTGCTAGTACCGCCGTGGACAATCTCCACAGACCAGTCTTTGCGCAGCTCTGCAGCTACGTGTTCGAGAGCGCCGGTCAAGGGCACAAACACAATTACTTTCCCTTCAGATTCTTCAATTATTTCTTTGAGGACGTCCATTCTAGGCTTAGATGGTATGACTACCTCAGTTCCGTCTGTCCCGTAAGCGACACCGCAGGCAATTTGAATTAGTTTGTTTGCTTTTACAGCTTCGTTTACGGCAAGAATATGTCCGCCAGCGTACTCTGCTGCTAACTTGGACAGCATATCTTTGTATGCTTTCTTCTGCTCGACTGTCATTTCAACTTCGCGAGTCATGAATATTTGTTCAGGCAAGTCAGTGCAATCGTCAAGAGAAAATCTAATTGCAGGCTGCATCATTTGATGGACTACATCATTTGCTTCGGGTCGTGCTGCCCATTTAAACTGTGTAAGCTGCCGCATTACACGATCACGAAACGCACTAAAGTATTTTGGTACGCTGGTGTTGTCAGGTGTAATTAATTTGCACTGTGCCCATGCATCTGTTGGCGCGTTAGGCGTAGGTGATCCAGTCATACCCCACACTCGGCGTGACATTTGTTTGTTGCATACCGTGTTCAATGTTTTCCATCGCTCGGTACTTGAGTTGCGTGCAAGGGCTAGCTCGTCAACAACAATTAAATCTATGTCGGGTCTCTTGGCAAGCTGATGTTGTATCGTGGCAAGGCCGTCAATATTGATGATGTAGATGTGAACGTCTTGGTCAATGTCAACTTCCAATAGCTTTCGTCGACGCTCGCGTGAGCCGTGTAGCACAACTGCATCGAGGTGTGGAAATGTATTGAATACAGAGTCAGCCCATGTGCGTTCCATTGTAGACAGCGGGCACACAACAAGCATCTTCTTAACTTGCTTTGTACGACGTAAATAGTCATACGCCCACAGTGCGCTATAAGTCTTACCAGTGCCCATACCGTTCAAGCAAAACGCCCTACTGTGCATAGACAAGAAAGATGCAGTTTCAATCTGCGCTGCAAATGGTAAGTGTCGTCCGCTAGCTTTTGGCCAGTCGTAGTGCATAGGCATTGGGTCAGGAACATCAAAGCCTAAGTTGCGTAACACCCGAGTTTCGTCGGGGCGGTGTGGAACGGCTACAAGCCGTTGTCCTTTGTGGTCTACTTCGATAGCTGTCGGTATAACTGTTGTTACCCGACTTGGGTTTTTTAGGCGTAGG